GGCCCTGCCTCTGCTCGCCCCCATGCCAGCCAGCGCGGGCATCCGAGGAGGCCCCAACACGATGGGCATGGACGGACCTGAGATTGCGCTGGGTCGCATCCCTCCCGCGCGAGCTGGTGCGTCGGTCCCACGCATCCGCAAGGCGACGCTGCAGACGGTGCCGGTGTTCCGGGGTGCGTTTCGGACGACATGCGATCTATCGCACATGAACTTCGACGACGTGATGGTGGCGCCTGGGACGAAGGGGGCGTTTCACCTGCACCAGTACGTGGGCAACACGGCGGCCGATGCGGATGCGCAGTTCGAGGAGGGGCGGATCGCGGAGGTGGGGGACTCGACGTGTCGAGGCGGGACGGTGAATCGCACGGCGTACTGGTCGCCGGCGATGGTGGACACGCGCACGGGAACGCCGGTGGTGCCTGATGGGTTCATGGCGTACTACAAGCACGGGTACGACCTGCCGGTGGGGACGCAGTTTGTGGTGCCGCCGGTGGGGTTGCGGATGTTGTCGGGGTCGATGTCGAACACGTCGGCCAATGGGCCGTGGCGATTCAACTGCAACGGGTTGAATGGGGCGGTGAACTACGACACGCGGGGCATACCGACGCTGTGTCCGATGGGAGCGGTGATCACCGCGAACATTGCGTTCCCGCAGTGCTGGGACGGGGTGAACCTGGACTCGCCGACGCACCGCACGCACGTGGCCAGCGTGGTCAGTGATGGGGCGGGTGGTCGACGCTGTCCTGCCTCGCACCCGCATGCCATTCCGAAGGTGGAGTTCAACTGGCGCTACCGGGTGGTGGACCCGGAGGCGTTGAAGTACTGGCGGCTGTCGTCGGACATGAACCCGGCGGTGCCTGCGGGGTACACGTTCCATGGGGACTGGTGGAACGGGTGGCGACCGGACGTGATGGCGCGGTGGGTGAACAACTGCCTGAACGTCGCGCGGGACTGTCACTCCGAGCTGCTCGGTGATGGCGAGACGCTGTACTGAGGACTGCCGCCATGAACACGCCGATGGTGACGATGTGGCAGGGCCGCGATGTGCGCACGCTCACGCGAGCGGAGCTGCTCGACGTGGTGCAGTGGCTGATGGCTGAGTCGAGGCACTACCGCGAGGAGTGCACGCGCATGCGCCGGCATGTGGACTGGGTGGCGTACCTCATGGAGGAGCGCATGCCGGTGGTACCTGACGAGGAGCGCAGACCATGAACTACATGGACATCAACCGGTGCTGCGTGACCGTGCAGCATGAGGCTCGCGAGTGGGCGCGTGTCAGTCGTGATGGCACGGTGAGCCTGCTCGACATGGACATGGCGCGCGAGGTGGCGAAGTGGCCGCCTGGGCGTGATGACGTGGCGCGCGCCATCGCGATTCTGGTGGTCGAGGCCTTCGAGATGGGACGGAGGCAGCGATGAGCTTCCATGTTCCGAACCAGTTCCGCATTCGCGCGGGTGCGCTGCGCAGCGACGACGGCTACGGCAACAACGGGGCGTTCATGGTGCCCAACCGTGCCGCACGCAGGGGGCTGCGCGAGCTGCCGCTGGCGGTGATCGCGAGCGACGAGCATGGGTGGGAGCATGTGAGCGTGAGCCTGCCCACGCGCTGTCCGACGTGGGACGAGATGTGCTTCATCAAGGCGCTGTTCTGGGACGAGAGCGACTGCGTGGTGCAGTTCCACCCGCCCGAGGGTGAGTACGTCAACAACCACGCGCACTGCCTGCACCTGTGGCGCCCGACGGGGCATGACATCGCGACGCCGCCGTCGTGGATGGTGGGGGTGTTGCGACGGGTGCCGCCCGATGAGCTGGCGCCAGGGGAGCCGTCGTGATCGTCGTGCCGCTTCGCACGGGTCGGGGCATGAACCAGCACGAGCACTGGCGCAGCCGCAACGGTCGCAACAAGCGCGAGCAGGAGGCGGTGGGCTGGATGCTCAAGACGGCCCAGCGCCCGCGTGTGCCGTGCAGCGTGCTGCTCACCCGTGTGGCGCCCAGCGGCGGCCTGGACGATGACAACCTCGTCAGCTCGCTGAAGAACGTGCGCGACGCGGTGGCCAAGTGGATCGGCGTGGACGACCGCGAGCGCATGCAGGTGCGCTACCGCTACGCGCAGCTGCGCGGGCCGTGGTCGGTGCGCATCGAGTTCGGCGAGCCCGTGGTGGGCGCGCAGTACGTGCTGGAGGCAATGGAATGAGCGCGATGGATGACCTGCGACTGTTCAGGCGCACCGACCTGTGCGACACGAAGGGGCGGCAAGGGTTGCTCGGTGTGTCCGAGGCGACATTTGACCGCTGGGTTGCAGCGGGCACCTTCCCCCAGCCGATACGCATCGGGCCGCGCTTGGTCAGGTGGCCTGCGCGCGTTGTTCGTGAGTGGATCCGCCAACAGCAGGCCATCGAGTGAAACGCGCAAGCGAGCGGCGCACATCGCTCGCAACGAGAACGGAGAACGACATGCACACGGCAACCGTGAACGGACTGCTATCGGACACCGTGGACCTGCCCAACAGAGGGACGATGAGCAAGGTCGACAAGTTCGGCTGGCGGATGAAGGACGCCCCGGGGCGCTTCTCGATGTTGAAGAAGAACATCCTCAAGGTGAACGAGGCCTACCAGCGCGGGCTGGACAACGACCGCGCCAACGGCATCGCGCAGAGCTTCATGTGGGCGGCGTTCGGCACGCTGTCGGTGATTCATCGCGACGGTCAGTTCTGGGTCTTCGACGGCATGCACCGTCTGGCCGGGGCGATGAAGCGTTCGGACGTCAACACGGTGCCGTGCATGATCTACGAGGCTGCGACGCTTTCGGCCGAGGCCGAGGCCTTCGTGGTCAGCAACAACGCGCGCAGGCTGGTGGGCGTGGCCACGCGCCACAAGGCCGGCTTGCTGTACGACGAGCCGCTTGCCCTGGCTGTCAACGAGCTGCTGCAGCAGCACAACCTGCATGTGGGCGAGAGCGGGGCGGCCGGCAGTGTGCAGTGCATCGCAGCGATGCGCCGCCTGATGCTCAGCAAGCGCGAGCTGCTGCTGCGCGTGTTCCCGCTGGTCGTGCAGCTATGTGAAGGCCGGCGGCTTCACGAGCGGCTGCTCACGGCCCTGGTGTACATCGAGGAGCATGCGCTCGATGGCGCCTCGATCATGGAGCAGCCGTTTCACGCGCGCGTGCTCAGCCGTGGCTACGAGCCGCTGCTGCAAGGCGCGAACAAGCACGCGCTGATCGCGGGCAAGGGTGGTCCCAAGACGTGGGCCGCCGGTGTGGTGGAGGTGCTCAACAAAGGCGCTCGCCTGCGCCTGCGCATGAAGACCTCGCAGGACATCGATGAGTGAAAGGACAGAGCCATGAGCGAACACGAGCCGCCGGCCGTCGAGCGTCGCCACACCGAGCAGCGCAATCCACGCGCGGACATCATGGTCGGGCTCGCCTTCCTGGCGGTGATCCTCATCGCCGCGCTGCTGTCGCTCGGCGCGGTCGATGGCAACACGGCAGCGGGTGGCTTCTTGATTGCTGTGGGTGGAATGTTTGCACGCAATATCGGCACGGCATTCGATTTCGAATTCGGCAGCTCGCGTGGCGACAAGGAAAAGGACAACGTACTTGCCGCCGCTCAACGTCGAAGGACAGCACCATGAGTTTGTCGGATTGGTTCTATGAATTGGGGGGGAAAGTGTTGTACGAAAAATTGAATCTGCGTCTCAACGAATTGAAGGAATTGATCATGGCCACGAAAGAGGAAGTGCTCGAAACACTGCAGGGCATTCACACCCTGCTGCAAGAAGTCGCCAGCGAGACCGATGCATCGCTGGCGAAGATCACCGAGCTGGAAGCGCTCGTCGCGCAAGGCGGGGTGAGTCAGGAAATCGCCGACAAGGTCGCGCAGATTCGCGAGAGTCTGCAGGTGGTCGCCGACAAGGTGCCCAACGCGGTCGAGCAAGTCTCCGACATGACCTGAGCCAGGGTCGATGGCGGTGAGACCACAAACCCTCCGCCTATCAAAAGGGAGAACGACATGCTGAGCTTGATCTTTCTCGTTGCAGCCCTGGTGCTGTTCATCGTCGCGGCGCTGGGCGTGCCGGCCGGGCGCATCAACCTGACCGCTGCAGGCCTTGCCTGCTGGGTGGCCGCCAACATGGTGGGCAAGGTGTAGTCATGGCCGCGCCGGGCGAGCTGCTGCGCAAGCAGCACCAGTTCGCGCGCATGGTCGCGCAGCTCATCGCCAAGGCGAACGAGATGGGCTACGACGTCACGCTGGGCGAGGCGTGGCGCTCGGAGTTCGAGGCGGTGCGGCTGGCCAAGAACAAGCTGGGCATCAAGCGCAGCTTGCACTGTGACCGGCTGGCCATCGACTTGAACCTGTTTCGCGGCGGCATCTACCTGCGCGACACCGAGTCGCACCGCGCGCTCGGGCAGTGGTGGGAATCGATGGGCGGCTCATGGGGCGGCCGCTTCAACGACGGCAACCACTACTCGCTCGAATTCGAGGGGCGGCGATGAGCGCGGCCGAGGACAGCCTGCTGTTCGAGGCCCGCCTGGACGACACCGACTCGGTGGCCCCATACACCGAGGAGGTGGAAGAGGCGATCAGCCGCGCGAGCCTGTGGCGCGCCGGCAGGCCCATGGGCGGCGACCCCTACGAGGTGTGCTTGGTGCTGCTCGGCGAAGTCGAGCGGCTGCACACCCTCATCGACAACCAACACGGAGAGCACCATGCGTGACCACCTCCTGGGCCATGCGCCCATTGCCGAGCTGACGGCCGACTACGCCGAGTACGACCCGGCCGAGCCGTTCGACCGCTACGACGCGCCGTGCCTGCAGCCGCTGGGCATCTCACGCCGCGTGCGTGCCATCTGGGAAAGCCGGTGCGTCATGCCCCGGCCCGACCCGAAGCTGCACCTCTTCGAGACCGGCAACTGGCCCTACCCCGACGGCACGCACGACCCCTGCCCGCGCAAGCTGTCGGCCGAGGGCACCGCGATGGTCGCCGAGCTGACCAGCCGGCTGGCCGCCAGCGACGCCCTGCGCGGCCGCATCCTGGGCCCGCTGTGACACCAGACCACCAGCTCGGCTCCCTGCTCGGGCGCTGGCACCAGTGGCGCCGCGCGTACTCGCACGAGCGTGGCTACGCGCGTGCCGCACTGGATGCCGCGCCTTCGTTCGAAGACAGCGACGAGCTGGAGTCGATGCAAATGCGCGCAATCGACACGGCAGTGGAGTCGATGCCTTTCGACATGCAGATCGCGCTGCAGCACATCGCGCGTGCTGAGTGCATGGGCGTGGAGGTGCTGTTCATCGGGCGCATGCCCGCCGACAAGGCTGCGCGCGAGTCGCTGATCGAGCGCGCGCAGCGCGAGCTGTACGCCAAACTGTTGCGCATGGGAGTGGTCTAGGCCAGAATGCGCCCCCGTGGGGGTTGGTGTGTCAGCAGTCCCGCCCCCGCCCAACAGCCACCTTCGGGTGGCTGTTGCCTTTCTGGAGTACCCCCATGACAGCACGAGCCCCACGCAAGAAGGTGGGCGGGCGCCAGCGTGGGACGCCGAATAAGGTCAGCAAGGCGACGATCAGCAAGGACATCCGGCTGCAGACGCTCACCGCGCTGAACTTCGTGGGCGGCGTGCAGTTCCTCGTGCGGCAGGCCCGCAAGAAGAACAACGCCCCGTTCATGGCGCTGCTGGGCAAGTGCCTGCAGCAAGACGACGGCACCGGCGACGCCAACGTCCGCTTCATCGTGCAGACGATCAACGTGACGGGCGGCCCCGTGCCCGGCGTGCTCAACAGCCCCGTGGTCGAGCACGTGCAGCCGCCCCTGCGCCTCGCCTCCAACGGTGGCCACGTGGTCGAGACCATCGAGCCCGAAGACGATGCCGACTGATCTGGTCATCGACGGCGGGATGGTGCCGCGCCACTACCAGCTGCCGTACATGTCGGCGATGGACCGTGGCTGCAAGTTCGCGGTCTGGGTCATGCATCGACGCGGCGGCAAGGACCGCACCGCGCTGGCGCAAGCGTGCAAGCAGGCTTTCCAGCGCACGGGGCTGTACTGGCACTGCCTGCCCACGCTCAAGCAAGGCCGCAAGGTGGTGTGGGACAACATCACCAGCGAGGGCAAGAACCTGGTTCACCAGACCTTCCCGCCCAACCTCGTCAAGCGCAGGCTCGAAGACGAGATGAAGCTGGAGCTGATCAACGGCTCCATCGTGCAGGTGGTCGGCGCGGACAACTTCAACTCGCTGGTGGGCGCCTCGCCGGTGCACGTGACCTTCAGCGAGTGGAGCTTGACGGACCCGCGCGCGTACGACTTCGTGCGCCCGATCCTGCGCGAGAACAACGGCAGCGTGTCGTTCATCTACACGCCTCGCGGCTACAACCACGCGCACAAGACCCTGGAGGTGGCCAAGAAGCTGCCCGGCGCCTTCACCGCTGTGATGAGCATCCGCGAGACCGGCGTGCTCAGCGAAGCGGACATGGAGCTGGAGCGCGCGCAGGACATGCCCGAGGAGCTGATCCAGCAGGAGTACTACTGCGACTTCAGCAGCGCCAACGTGGGCGCCATCGTCGGGCGCTACATCAACCTCGCCGAGCGCGATGGGCGCGTGAACGCCGATGCCACGTGGAGCCCGGGCTCGAGGATCGTGGTGTCGTGCGACCTGGGCTACCGCGACGCGGCGGCGTTCTGGTTCTGGCAGCTCAAGCTCGGCGGCTTCGACCTCGTGCACTACGAGGAAGGCTCCGGCCTGGACGCCAGCGAGTGGATCGACCGGCTGAAGAACTGCGGCGTGCCGATTGACCACGTGTACCTGCCGCACGACGCGCGCGCCAAGACGATGGCCACGCGCTTCACGGTGGTCGAGCAGTTCGCCCAGGCCTTCCAGTGCAGCGTGGTGCCCAAGACCAACTTGCAGGACCGCATCAACGCGGCGCGCTCGGTCATCCCGCACTGCAGCTTTCACATCGACCGCTGCGCGCGCGGCCTGGAAGCGCTGCGCGCCTGGGCATTCAAGTGGGACGACGAGCGCAAGGTGTTCTCGTCCGAACCGGAGCACGACTGGGCCAGCCACGGCAGCGATGCCTTCTCGTATGGCGCGCAGGTGGTGCGCGAGCTGGTGCGCGAGAGCAAGCCCAAGGCGCAGCCCACGTACGACGGCAACTTCTACCCCTTCTCGCTGGACGAGCTGCACGAGCAGCGCGGCCGCCGCGAGCGCCGCATTTGAGGTGACCCATGGAGTACGACACCGGCACCGACCCCAAGCTCGACAGCGAGACGAGTAAGGGCAAGGGCAAGCTGCTCGACAGCGCCAAGAAGGCGCGCAAGTGGCAGACCGAGCTGAACGCGTCGAAGAAGTGGATGGCCCGCTTCACCAAGGCCGCGCGCGACTGCGAGAAGGCCTACCTCGACATGAGCGACGGCGAGATGGCTTCGCTGGCCTCCTACGCGGGCAAGACCAACCTGTTCTGGTCCAACGTGCAGGTGGTGCTGTCGGCGATCTACGGGCGCCTGCCCACCGCCGAGGTAAACCGCAAGTTCAAGGACTTCGATGACGACGTCGCGCGCGTGGCCGGCGTGATGATGCAGCGCATCCTCAACGCCGACATCGAACGCGAGCACGACGACACCAACGCAGCGATGCGCGACGCGGTGCAGGACCGCTTCGTCAGCGGCCTGGGGCAGGTCTGGTGCCGCTACGACGTCGAGACCGAGGAGTACGACGAGCCGGTGCTCGACCCGATGAGCGGCCAGCCTGTGCTCGATGAGCAGACGCAGCAGCCGATGACGCGCAAGGCCGAGCGCATCACCAACGAGGAGGCCGAAGTCGACTACGTGTACTGGGACGACTTCCGCTACTCACCGTGCCGGCGCTGGCGCGAGTGCCGCTGGGTCGCGCGGCGTGTGTACATGAACGAGGCGCGCTTGAAGAAGCGCTTCAAGCTCTCCGCCGAGCAGCTCAACATGGTGCCGATGCAGGCGCGCCAGGACAACGCGAGCGATGGCCAGGACGACGTGCTCAAGGCCACGCCGTTCAAGCAGGCCGCCGTGTGGGAAATCTGGGACAAGGAAGAGAACAACGTGTGCTGGTACGTCGAGGGCTGCTCCTTCGTGCTCGATGAGCAACCCGACCCGCTTGAGCTGGAGGACTTCTTCCCCTGCCCGCAGCCGGTGGTCGCCACGACGCTCACCAAGGCCTTCCTGCCGCGCCCCGACTACGCGATGGCGCAAGACCTGTACAGGGAACTGGACCGCGTCAACTCCAAGCTGTCGAACCTCACCGATGCGGTCAAGGCCGCAGGCGTGTACGACAAGACCGCCGGGCCCATCAAGCAGCTGCTGACCACCGCCGTCGAGAACTCCCTGGTGCCGGTCGACAACTGGTCGGCCTTCGTCGAGAAGGGCGGCATGAAGGGCGTGGTCGACTGGATGCCCATCGAGGCCTTCGTCAACGCCATCGTGCAGCTCAACCAGCGCAAGACCCAGCTGCAGCACGACCTGTACGAGGTGCTGGGCATCAGCGACATCATGCGCGGGGCCAGCGTCGCGAGCGAGACCGCAACGGCGCAGCAGCTCAAGGTGCAGTACGGGGGCGCGCGGCTGAGCAACCTGCAAAACGAGGTGGCCCGCTTCGTCAGCGCGGTGATGCGCATTCGCGCCAACATCATCGCCAACGTGTTCCAGGCCGAAACGATGCTCAAGCGCTCGCAGATCGAGCGCACGCCCGACGCGCAGTTCGCGCAGCAGGCCATCGAGATGCTCAAGGACTTTGGCACGAGCATGTACAGCATCGAGGTGACCAGCGACTCGCTGGCCGCGCCCGACTGGGCAGCCGAGAAGGAGGCCCGCACCGAGTTCCTGGGTGCGACCTCGAACTACCTCATGGCCGCCGCGCCCATCGTGCAGAACAACCCCGCCGTGGGCTCCTTCCTCATGAAGCTGCTGCAGTGGGCCGCTGCCGGCTTCAAGGGCGCCAAGACCATCGAGGGTGTGCTGGACGAGGCCGCGCGCCAGCTGCAGCAGCTCGCACAGCAGCCGCCCCCGCCGCCGCAGCCCACGCCCGAGGACGAGAAGAACAAGGCCCAGGCGGCCAAGTTCGGCGCCGAGGCCGAGCGCACCGCGAAGGAAACCGCGCTCATGCCGTCGCCGCCACAGCTCGGCCCGCCCGGCGCGATGCCCGGCGAGATGCCTCTGCCCGCCGGCCCTGGCACCGCCATGCCGATGCAGCCGCAGATGCCCGCGCCGATCAACAACATGCCCATGTGAGGACGCGACGTCATGGCAACCACCCAGGAAATCGACGCGGCACTCGCTGAGCTTCGCGCGGCCCGGCTGAAGCTGTTCCAGGCTTCGCAGGAGCGCGAGCAGATCGCACTGCGCCGCCAGCGCCTGACCACCTCACTGGCCCAGGCCGATGCGGCGATCACCGCCGCGCGCAGCGCGATGCTCATCGTCCGCCAGAAGGTGCAAGACCTGTTGGCCCAGACCGAGTCCAACCCACCGGCGCCCACGCCGCCCACG